GGTAGGTTCTTATGTGGATGCCTACTTTGAGGGGACACTTCCTACGTTTTCCGCTCAGCACCCAGAAATCTTTTCATCCAGAGGTAAAACCGCCGGAGAATTGAAAGCAGAGTACAAACAGGCCTCTGCAATGATTGACAGGGCAGAAAAAGACAAAGTTTTTATGCAGTATATGGCCGGAGATAAGCAGGTAATTATGACCGGGGAAATCAATGGCATACCGGTAAAAATCAAAATTGATAGTTGTGATGGAAAAAGGATCACTGACTTAAAAACCGTAAAATCTGTTACAGAAACTTTTTACGCAAAGGATCTCGGACAGAGACTTAATTTCTGCGAATGGTGGGGATATGACCTCCAAGGGGCTGTTTATAGAGAAATATATAGGCAGAACACAGGTAAATTGTTACCGTTTTATATTTGTGCAATTAGCAAAGATAAGACTTCTCCAGGAAATATACCTCATCCGAGAATTAAGGTTATTGAAATTCCACCCATGGTTATGGATGAGAAACTGGCAGAGTTCCAAAGCAACATCATCAAGGTTCAACGCCTGAAAGATGGAGAAATTGAACCTCTGAGATGTGAGGTGTGCGACTATTGTGCCGACACTGAGGTTTTGGATGGGCCTATATCAATGGATATGCTTATGGGAGAGATTTAATGAGAGATTCAATTATTGTGGATATGAAATATGCGGATCTTGATATTATCAACGGTCAGTATGGGGTTGAGAGGCATCACTGCCTCGGAGGTCCCAACCGAAAAAAAGCAGATGAAGATGGCTTATGGGTTCCGCTCACACCAGAACATCACAGAACGGGGAAGATAAGCGCACACCAGAGCACAGAAGTGCAAAAACTGTTGCAGATAATAGCGCAGCTCTCCTACGAACTCAATGAGGTATCACAAGGACTTACCGTGGATGAAGCACGGAAAAAGTTCTTTGATAGATACAGAAAATTCTACATTTAGGAAAGGAAGTGATAAAAGTGGCAGAGAAACTTACATTGGCATCTATGTGTGCCGGAGGCGTTCAGGAAAGAATCGACAGAGCGTTGGCAAAGATTTCTGACAACATTCTCGATTTGAATACGGATGCCAAGAAGAAAAGAACTCTCGACATTAAGATTGTTCTCACTCCATCAGAGGATGATAGAGAAGATGTTGCTGTTGAGGTTCAGACTTCCGTTAAGTTGGCTCCTGAGATGGGACTGAAAACTCAGTTATTCATCAACAAGGACTTCCGTAGCGGCGTAACAACCCTCACAGAACACGCAAAGGGCGCAATCAAAGGTCAGCTTACTCTTGATGAGTGTGGTATGTGCATGGACCCGGAAAAGGATTCCACACCGACAGCAGAGGAACTTGGATGCGATCCTGAGACTGGAGAGGTATTGGAAGAAAAATCTGAACCTCCAAAAGAGAGCACGAAAGTAATCAGCATGAGAGACGCAGTAAACAGTTAGGAGGATATTATGTTTTTCAAGGAAGCATACGAAGCTCTCAAACAGGGAGCTATCGTTAAACTGCCGGAATGGTCTGGATATTGGAGATGGGAGGATAATTCCATCAAAATGCACTGCAAGGACGGAAAAGTATTAGATATTCGTGAGACAGACAACGTTGACTACACGCTCACTTTCATCCTCAGAGATGATTGGGAGATTGCAGCCGGTCCCGATGTAAAAGACTTGAATATCCAGACATTCACATTCGGAGAAGCAGTACGCAGATTAAAAGCAGGGCAAAAAGTAACTCGTAAGGGATGGAATGGAAAGGGAATGTTTGTTGTTTACCAGAAAGGTTATCCGCATGGTATTCCGTGTAATAAACAGACAGCCGAAGCGTGGGGACTCAATGAGGGAGATTTGTTTGTATGCAATCCGTATTTACAGATCCGTTGCGTTGACGGCTCACATTCCATGTGGGTTCCGAGTATCAATGATTGCCTTGCCGAAGATTGGTGCAGCGCACAGTAACAGGAGGAAAATATGTTAAAAGCAGCTATTGAGAAAATTCTTTCTCTCGATGCTCCCCATATTGAGGAAATCGAGGGAAGAACCTATGTAGACAAAGATATGACGCAGATCGGCAAGGAACTCAGAGCAACCGGTATCACAATGAGTAATCTGAGCAGCCTTGTGGATTTCATCAAAAAGAGTAAAGCAGATTTCAAGACCGGTCATTACATCGCCCAGGTGGTATCTCCTACTGAGGTTCGTCTGTTCTCCAGTTTGGATGCAGACCGCCAGAGAGAAACACTGGCAGTTGTCAAAGCAGAGATCCCGGAGTTTTCATTCGGTCAGTTCATCGGAAACGAAGAGTTTGTTATCGGTGTGCAGTCCAAGTTCTTAAACGAGGATGCTGAGGCAAATGATAAGCCTATCATCTTACAGTTTGCCGGAAATGTTAAGGCCGGCACTGTTGCAGAATACGGAGACACCGGAGTAGGACAGAAAGCGGCAATCAAGAAAGGCGTTGCCTCTCTGCAGGAAGTTGAAGTTCCGAGTCCTTGCCGCCTGATGCCGTACAGAACCTTTACAGAAGTTGCACAGCCTATGAGTAACTTTATTTTCAGAGTAAAGGACAATGATCGCTATGGCGTTACCTGTGCCTTATTTGAGGCAGACGGAGGTGCATGGAAGAATGAGGCGAAAGCCAACATCAAATCGTATCTCGAAAAAGAACTTGCGGATGTATCAAACATTTTCGTGATTTCCTAAATAATCGTAACCCGTAAATATGTTTCTGCAATTATCTCCTAAGATTGGTCTCTGAGGAAAATATGTCACGAAAACCGCAGAACACACAAACGGTTTACCTCCTTTTAAGAAATTCGATTAGTTAAATGGTATAAACCCCTGACAAGGATCTTTTGTTAAATTACCCAGGAGCCGTCATTCCGGCGGCTCCACCCATAATGAAAGAAAGGAGGGCTTAGGGATGCACAAGGTTGTTATCAAAGGAAATTATTACGGCAGAACCAGAACCTTACCGGATCTTAACGATTACCTACATGAGTGTGCAAGGCATCCTCAGATGGGTGCAAAAATGAAAAGAGATTACCAGATGATCGTGTGTAACGCTATCAGGACACAGTTGCCGAAACTTACGATTACAAACCCTATCATCATTCATTACAACTTCTATGAGCCGGATAAACAGCGTGACAAGGGCAATATTTTTTCCTTTGCAGACAAAGTTTTTCAGGATGCTTTACAGAAATGCGGAGTGATTAAAAACGATGGATGGAAAGAAATCGAAAACTTTACGCATGACTTCTATGTGGATAAGAAAAACCCAAGGATTGAGATATTCCTTGAAGAGATAGAGAAAGGACCGTTCGATGGCTGAGAAAAAGTATTTTTGGCTCAAAATGCCCCGGAACTTCTTTGAAAAACACTATATCAAGATACTTAGAGCAAAGGATAATGGCGATCTTTTGGTTATGTTCTATATATGGATGATTACAGAGTCAATCGACCATGAGGGTAAACTGCGATTTTCCGAAGATATTCCGTATGACGCAGAAATGTTGGCGGAAGCATCCGGTTTTGCGTTACAGATTGTTACACAAGCGTTACAACAATTTTCAAAATTACAGCTTGTGGTTACGGAAAGTGACGGCACACTATTTTTACCAAAATCTCTGAAAATGATTGGGTCTGAATCGGCATCCGCACAGAGGGTTAGGGAGTATCGGGAGAGAGAAAAAAACAAGACAAAACCAACTGAGACACCCGAAAACGCTGAATGTAACGAACGTGTAACAGAGAGTAACGTTAATGTTCAAAAAGGTAACATAGAGAAAGAGTTAGAGAAAGAGTTAGAGAAAGAAAATAAAAAAGGGGGAAAGAGGGAAACTACCCAATCAATTTTTGAAAGGCTTCTCCCTGAGTACACCATATCTGATGTAATGGCAGATAAACTTCGCGAATGGTTCAAGTATAAGACGGAACGGAAAGACGGATATAAGGAACAGGGCATGAAGTCGTTGTTAAAAAAGGTTGCCAATAAGGTCTCTGTCTATGGAGATACTGCCGTATGCAATCTTATTGATGAATGTATGTCGAATGGATGGAAAGGCATTATTTGGGATAAATTGCAATCATCTTCTGCATACAGAAATAGCGGAGATCGCATTGGAAACAGAGTAAAGGATGTGGATGGCTGGTAATGGAAAGAGAAGAATTTAAGATTTTGGTAAAAGCTATGAAAGCGGTCTACGCACAGCCGACATTCATACCAGATAAAGACGCTTTCGATGTGTGGTATGGATTATTACAAGATCTTCCGTATGAGCAGGCAAACTTGGCAATACAAAAGTACATGACAAGTGAACGTTTTCCTCCAACCATCGCAGATATTCGCACTAAAGCAACGGAGATTATTGCTCCGGCGGAAGAAAGCATGAGCGAACTGCAGGCATGGGCGTTGGTACAGAGGGCGTTAAGGAACTCCGGTTACAACTCAGAAGAGGAATTTGCAAAACTGCCGGAGGCGTGCCAAAGAGCTGTTGGAACGGCGGCAAACCTCAAAGAGTGGGCGTTGATGGATTCAGACCAAGTGGCGACCATTGAACAGTCGCACTTTATCAGGAACTATCGGACTTCGGTGCAGCGGATGAAAGAAGAGGCACGTCTGCCGGAGAATGTAAGGATGCTCATAGCCGATATGGGGAAGAAACACGCAGCACTTATGGAAAAGGCAGTAGACCCACAGATAGAAATGCAAAAAATTGAAGTGCCGGAGGAAAAGACCGAACCACCATCCGGTATGTCAAACGAAACCAGAAAGAGACTGGATGAAATGTATGAGAAGTTCGGTAGAAAATAGACGGAGGAAAGGGCAGCGCGCATAAATCCTGGGAACCTCTGAAATGGATTGAGAAAATT